CTTGGAGTAAATTGGGTGTGCTTTCCAGTGGAGTATTAGCTTAGCCCAACCATTACTATCCTCCCACCAAAAACATGGCTCTTCTTTGCCGTCCTTAACGCGTATAACCGCCTCCTCAGCATCAAACGGGTTGTCGGAATCAAACATCTGCCAGAAAGTGGATAACTTACCTAGTTCCGACATAGTTGTGGCGATTATGGTACGGGCATCCTCTCCAACGGTTTCCTGAGAAGGAGTGGAGGCAGAATAGATTTCCTCAAAGTTTTGAGGAAATGCGGCTTCATCAAAAAAGATATCTGCAATAGATTCTAGAGAGCGTGTGGCATTGTTAGTGGCTGGGCTAAACCATAACTTGCCAGCATGTTCAAAGTGAATCTCAGTCTTAGACTTAGTAACAAAAGATAGATTTTTAACATTAGAAGGCATACCCTGCATACGTACAGCAACGTTACTACTCTCCTTTTGTCCCAAAGATAATACCGCTGAAGCATAAGCAGGATTAAGTAATGCCTTGTGCAGCATCTTAGCGGATATACACTCAGTTGCACCAAGTTGGCGAGTTTTAAAAATCATGACACCACGGTAGTTATCTATTAAGTCTGAGATAACTTTTTGGTATTCAAATGGTAAGAATGGCACAAATTTATTACCAGAGCGAATCCTACAACACTCGGTTAAAAAATCTGTATATTGTTCAGGAACTTGATAATAGTTCTTAACAACAGTAGTTGACTTGGTTTCAGTAGCTATACGTTGTGTGGCTTCTTTTATCTTCTTTTTATACTTAGGATTTAAGCCTGGTAAAATCAACATATATTAATATTTCTTCTTGGGTTTACGTGGTTCAGTCCATTCATGTCCACACTCAGGACATTTACGCTTAAATCCCTCTTTATTTTCTTCTAACAATAAATCAGCTACTGGTTCCAGGAAATTTTCCAGCTGGTCTGTGTCTCCAAAAGCACTGGAGATATTAATATCTAATGCAGAAAACCCAGTGATAGTGGTGTCAAAATCATGGGACTCCAGCACTCCAAAATCAACTTGTAATAACGATAAATCAAAACCAGAATTAGCGTTAATCTTGTTATGCGCTAATCTGTATGCAATTTTTTGGGGTTCTGTTAATCCAGTAATTTTTATAACTGGAACCATATCCAATTTGAGTTGTTTGGCTGCTAGTAAGCGTCCATGACCTTCTAGTATAACCATGTCTTCATCCACCGCGATTGGGTCATTAAACCCAAATTCTGTAATACTATTAACTATCTGTTTTATCTGACTATCCGGATGTAGCTTGGCATTGAATTCATACGCCTTAACATCGGAAATTGGGCAATGAAAAACTTGACTTATTAACATAATGCGTGTTACTCAGTAACATGAGACTCTACTATAACGTATCCCTCTGATTCCAACCGCTTGTAAGCAGCATTTAGGTCGGTAATATATTGAAGACCCATAGTCTCCTCTATTGCGGTTACGCTGTCACGAAGTGCATCCATCCACTTAATAATATCAGGTGTATTTAAACTTTTAGCATACTGCACAAGTTCTGTATTGTTTTGGGAAACAATCATCTTGTTGTTAAGTTCTTTAGCGTGGATACTGACTATAGTCTTGGCAAAGTCACGTATAAGCACAAGACATTTTAAGTTTTCCTCTCTGGTGTCGAAGGACTTATCAATGTCATTGATAGGATTCGTATTTTTCTCTGGCGGTTGTAAGCTTAACTTCTGTTGTGCTTCTCTAAGTAATGGCCACTTACCCTGCCTACTCCAGTTGGTTAGCGTTTTAACCGAAACCCCAGAGACTTTTGATAAATCTTTGATGGTCAGGTCGTCTGTACGCATAAATGCTTCTCGGCACTTATCTAGACCCCATTTCTCCTGATTTTTTTCTGCTGTCATTTTTTAAATCCTATTTAATCTATGCGTTCCTGCATTACATAAAGTATATCATACTGCTTAGATGAGAACTTTTGGTAAAATCTAGAATCTTACTCAAACTACTTGACACTCTAATAATAGACATATATGATGAGGACAGTTTAGGAATAAATTAGGAATAAGGAGCAGGAAAATGAAAGAACTATTAAAAGCGTTGATTAATTCCAAAAAGGCAATCAAACCCATCCTCAAAGAAGGGGAAAACCGTGGTAAGAAGTATTCCTATGTAACTTTACAAGACATATTACAGGCGGTAGAGCCTGTATTGTTAGAGAACGATTTGGTAATTTCGTTTTCTTGTGTGCAAGGGTGCATGGAATGCACTTTATGGCATTCCTCTGGAGAATCTATCTCGAGTAAAATAGAGATAGATATTTTTGTGGACAATAATCCACAGAAAGAGATGGAAAAACCCCAACGCGTAGGAGCCGCTATAACCTACGCTAGAAAGTATCTTTTAATGGCTTTGCTTAATCTTAGTACGTCGGAACCGGATGCCGACAGCGACGAGTACGCAAGAAAGCGGCAGGTTCAGCAACCACCACAACAAGTTCAACAACAGGTTCAGCAGGAACCTGTGTTTCAGCGACTGACAAATGACCAGTTAAAAGAGCTGAAGAAGCTCATGGACTATAAAAAAATGTCCAAAGAGGACTTCATGCAACTGGCATACGAAGTCACGGGAAATCCCTATATAAAGTCGTCAACGGAATTGCCGTACGACTGTTATAAAGACCTGCTAAACGCCATTGAGGAAAGGTTTCCGTCCCCATAGAAAAATATTTTCCCAAAGGTATTGACAAGCTATAAACTTTGGGATATATTGTAAATATGAGAGAAAACCAAGGAGTTGAGAATGAGAACTGCAAGAATAATAGCTGAGAGCCTGCATGAGCAAATCGTAAGAAACTATAACTGGTCTGAAGAGGTGAATCCAGGGTTCCTGAGGAACCAGCTCACCAGGAGCTACAAGGACATCAGGGTGTGGTTAAAGTCTCTGGATTTGAGACAAGTTAACCTTCCTCAAGATGAGGAGGATGTAGTTCCTGAGGGTTTTCCCCAGTGGTTGAAAGACCACATTGAAGGGTACAGAAAGTCAGAGAAAGATATACCCAGGGTATATCCTGACAGAATAGACTACATCCCAACGGTGGATGAGGTGGAGCAAATCATTATAGGATGGGGAGCCGAGTGGCTGTGGGAGTGGATTCCCGAGGTAGACCTTACTTGGGAGGAGTTGGAAGCCATGGCAGAACCATGGATGGCTTTGGGGTTCTGGAAAGACTCCCTTTCCGAAAACGTGCATAAGATAGTTAGAAGGGAGGCAATAAAGCCCCACAAGAACTTCTAATAAGCTAAAAGCCCGCCCCTGAGCGGGTTTTTTGTTGTCCAGAAATATTTTCCCAAAGGTATTGACAAGCTAAAAATGGGGTGATATAGTAAGAGTACAAATAAAGTTTGGGAGAACTTATGAAACTTGCGTCTTTGTCCCGCTCAGCCATAAATGGAAGGAACCTACTCGAACTGATTTACCGAGAGGCATCGGAACTCATTACTAAAACTGGGGGTTATGAATCCCCTAAGTTTGCCCAATTATCCAAGTATCAAACCATAGCCTACGGGATAGGCTGGGCGGATGATACTGCCAGGACGGATGGGTTGTTGAGCTTGGCGTTAAGGAAAAAAGAGGTCGTGCTAAAAGCCGTCAAGGCGATGCACAAGGACTTAAAGATAGATAGCTACTACGAAGTAGCTAATTGGTTAAATAAGAACCAACAATTCCTCTTGGACAACTAATTATCAACCCGTCAAGTGTTAGAAAATTCTTCCTCAAAACACTTGACAACCTGAAACTGGTTTGATATATTAAAAACATGGAAACAGCAAGGAGCTAAAAGGAGCTGAGAGATGAAATACCAAGACCTATACAACCAAGGACGTTTAGCTTCAGGACAAGAAGCAATTGATTTTTACACCCAGTCCCTAGAACTTTACGGCGGTTCTGATAACCTTGCCTGGTTATACCGGGCAATGGAGCTGAATGGCTTGGAAAGATATGAAGAAGCGATTAAAGATGCCGAAGCCTACATAGGCGTAAAGCCTAACCCATCCCGCTTCATGGGATGGTTTCAAAAAGGACTGGGTCTAGCAGGACTAGAGCGATACCAGGAGGCTCTAGAGGCTTTTAACCGGGCAATTGCGCTAAATCCCAACTTCGCTGAATTCTACTTAGGTAGAATGGTTGCCAAAAATGGGCTGGGCTTGCCCTATGGCGAAGACGTTGAGTTAGCCAAATATCACTCATAACTCCCTGACCTAAGTATGTCGTTAAACTGCTTAAACAATCAAGAAATACAACAGGAGAAACCAATGGCGACAGTGTCTTTTTATGATCTGAATCCCATCTATGGGAACCAAACCCTTTATCTGGGAGTACCTCGATGGTACTATCAGGATCTCAAAGATCACTTTGAGATTACAGTAGACGAAAGTCTACAGAGCTGGGAGTCTGTAGATATGACTCAAGGACAATGGGTAAACGGAAAATGGGCGGAGGTTTGGAATAGCTCCCTGCCAGACAATAGAAATAGTAACAACATAAATATTGTTTTTGTTCGCAGCGCTGCGAACAACATTGACATCAACGCGTCAGTTGGTTCTTTCGAGATGCACCAAAGAGACTATGGAACCAAAAAGTCTTATTACCTGTATCACTCAGAAATGGGTGACACCCAGTACCTGATGTTCAGATTTCATTCTCCAGGCGACGAAGCCTGGTTTAAGCTGCTGGATGAAGACAGCGGCTACATAGTAACCCAACACCCCATGATAATTCCATGCAGCCTTCATGGTTGCTGGAGACACTCTAAATTCGCTATCAATCTTGAGCGAATAGAAGTAGAAGACTAACTTTCCTTGACCCAAGCATGTCGTTAAACTGCTTAAACACAATAATTAAATAGCCGCGCGGTGACTAGCTCCTAGTTAATTAC